GTACAGCACACAATCGGAGAGCAGTACGCTGCTGATCCATCAGCAGCATTCCCTGCATCAGATGTATCTAACCAGCCATCAGCACAAGGCCCAAAGTAAAAATGGATCTATTTGATAAAGAAGAAGTAACTGCCCCATCAATGGAAGCAGCTATCGCTGAGGCTGTAAAGCCAGCAGCACCAACACCAACACCTGCACCAGTAAAGTCTGGCGCAGAGTGCACAAGAGACACAAGAGGCGAAGCTGATTGTGCAGTAAAGAATTGTGAGAACTGCAACTAATGTGTTACGAATGCGGATGCGAAACATTAGGTAGCACCAAAGGTGCCACCCCAGTCACAATTACAGATGTATCTAGAGATGGTGAGTCAGGCTTAACCAATGACTAATAGTTTTAAAAAAGAAGACGGCACGGGTACGACACCAGCACCAAATGCAGGAGCTTCAGCAGGAGCCGTTACAAGTAGAGAAACACCTAAAAGGTATCCAAGACAAGGTGTAAAAATTGATACTAATAAACACGGAATAAGAAGAGAAACAAGTTTAGTTCCAAAGCCGCCTAAAAAATCAGGCAGAAAAAAAGTATAGCAAGTCATTGCTAGCATGCCCTACATATAGTATAATACTTATGTAGGGTGTGTTATTTATAAACAGAGAGAAGTAAAATGATTATTCAAGTAATTGGTCTGCCAGGATCTGGTAAGTCAACATTTGCAAAAGAGTTAGCGGACAGAATTAATGGAATACATTTAAATGCCGATGAAGTAAGAGCAGAGCTAAACAAAGATCTTGGATTCACTGCAGAAGACAGAATTGAGCAGGCTCGTAGAATGGGTGCATTGTCAAGATTATTGGCAAAACAAGGGCATCATGTAGTTGTTGATTTTATTAATCCAACAGCAGAGACAAGAGCATCATTTGGAAACCCAGACAAAGTGGTTTGGATGAACAGAAAGCCAGTTAGAGATTTCCCAGACACAACTGCTATGTGGGAAACACCAGCAAACCCAGACTTAACCTTTGACGACATGACAGAATATGATGTTGCAGCTAGAATAGCCTGCGTTGATTTTCAATTGCACGACTGGAGACAACCTACTACTCTAATGCTTGGCAGATACCAGCCGTGGCATGAAGGTCACCACGCCTTATACCAAGAGGCGGGAAATAGAACAGAGCAAGTAATGCTTGGCGTAAGGAATACATATAAGACTAGCGCAAAAGATCCATTGGATTTTGATCAGGTAAAGGGATATATTGCACAGGATTCAGTAATGGATAAAGCCATGGTTATTAAAATGCCTAACATTACTAACATCGTATATGGTCGTGATGTTGGATATAAAATTGAGCAAGTATCGTTAGGAGCAGAAATTGAATCTATCAGTGCTACGCAAAAACGTAAAGAAATGGGTATCTAAAATTTGGGTCTTTGTAACAAAACCAAACAATATTGAGTGGCCATCATGAATGTAACTAAACAAAGATCTGCATTAAAAGCTATTACTTGGCGAATTATTGGAACAGCAGATACATTTGTAATATCTTGGGCAATAACTAAAGAGCCAGTAACAGCAGGCGCAATAGCCAGCTTTGAAGTATTTACAAAAACAATACTTTATTATTTCCATGAACGTGGTTGGAATAAGGTTAAATGGGGAAGAAATGTGTAGAGAATGCGGAAGTTGCACAAAAGAACACTATCCAACTATTGATGATGCGGTGGATAGAATAGAAGATAGCTCTATAGTATAATAGTATAATGAGAAGACTTTTAAATAACGCATATAGTTTTTTGCCTAAAATGTATCAAGGGGCGGAAGTAGAAGAGTTTCCAAAAGCCGTAGACCTAACAATACATACCAAGGCACCAGGAAAATGGTTGCTGATAGACTTAGAGACTGGTCAAGAATACATTGGGGCAGATGTTCCAAACAAGTATGGAAGATGGCTTAGACTAAAGGACAGAACTATATGATAAAGAAATTGCTATGCAAGATGTTTGGACATAAGATTCAGCATGCTGGGTTTTGTCCATTTACAAGAATAAACTACGATGTCTGCACTAAATGCGAGACAATGTTTGCAGTGAAGGGTCAAGATGATTAATTTAATTAAAAGAGATAATTTAATTTGGGAATGGCAGGATGTTGTAAAAGATCCAGCAAAAATTCTTGAAGAGGTTTTGTTAAAAGATAACTGGGTTGAGTACACCAATAAAGGTGGGTCAGGACCAGGTATTGAAGATTACACAATTAAAGGTAGATCAACTAGCGTATGGCCAGAAGAAAGATTGTACCCAGTAATTCTTGATTTATATCAAAAATGTCTGATCGAATACTCTAACAGCCTACCAATAGAAAACATAGACAGCGGCAAGTGGTTATTTAGAGAGTATAACCCTGGAACTAAGTTAGCACCACACAACGACGCATATAGCTACGTGCAGGACAACGGAAATCCCGTCCGACCAACTCTAACCATTTTATTCTATTTAAATGACGACTATATCGGCGGGGAGATAGATTTCCCAAACGATGGTCTATGCATTAAGCCAAAGGCTGGGTCTATTATAATATTCCCAAGCGAAAAGATACATTCAGTTCTTGAAATGAGTTCTGGAAAAAGATATATGACCCAGACATATGTTTATGAAAGAGCATACGATTCATACGATAAGCTGTGGATGTAGTATAATAGATTAGATAGTAGGGGGTAGATATGAGTTCAGATAATGATAAATGCTACTACTGCGATAAACCAAGTTTATATTGGGATCAGGTAGGGGCTACAATAATAGGTGTTTGTAAAAAACACGCAACAAATTACTACTCAAGCTAGTATTGACTGGCCTGAATTAATATAGTATACTAACTATATGAAAAAAAATAATGTAGCAAAGTCCCAGGCTGGAATAAAGCGCCAAAAGAAAAATTTAAAAAGGCTGGCCTCAAAGCCTCAATCTAGTGCATTTGAAAGAAAACAAGCATTAATTATGGAACAGATGAGAATCATCTCTAATGAAAGAGCCTAAAATTATGAAAATGGACTGGCGTTCGTTAGGGTATTGGCCAGTTTACAAAGATGGAAAACTTACATGGGAAAAGGATCCAGAAAATGATTGATTGGTTGGTTAATAGAATATTTAGATGGGACCCACTACGTAAAGCTGTATTCGATGAGGTTAGGCTGTATCAATCTATAGACAGATCAATGTGGGAATACGAAAAAGAAGGTCCAACTAATCTAACATGGTCTGAAGGCGATATGTGGTATGGTTGGACATATAATAGTAACGCCAAGCGTTATTACTTTGATGATATTGGAAACAAATCTTTGATCGGATTATGGGAAGATCAATGGCTTCGTGAAGCGGATGCTCATTGACAGTAAGGCTGAGTGCTTTCTGCGTTATTTGTAATAAAAACGTAGACGGAAGGCTAACCGAGATGGTTGTCTTAGATTCAGGTAAATGGTTGTACAAGGGCGAATGCCCAGACTGTTTATATGAAATTAAGCGAATTGTCCCCAAAGACAGTTCAGGTTCCTATAATGGCCGTAGAGCAGTTTCCGAAACTGATAATGAAGGTCCGATTCCTTCACCTGAAGCTAATGACTAAAGGCTGGTCAGACAAATCGGAATGGATAACGAATTGCCCAATTTGTTATTGTGCAGTCTCTTACCAACTAAGAGATTACCATATACAGTACCACGAGATAAAGGATAAAAAAATGTCATTGTATGATCTTAGTTTTACAGATATAGATAACAATATCGTAAAAATGGAAAGCTTTAAAGGTAAGGTGCTACTTATAGTTAACACTGCAAGTAAGTGTGGCTTTACAAAACAATACGAAGACCTCCAGAGTCTACATGAAAAGTACAAGGATGAAGGACTGGTTATCATCGGTTTCCCGTGTAATCAATTTAATAGCCAAGAGCCAGGAACCAACGAAGAGATTAAAGATTTTTGTACTACAAACTACAATGTAACCTTTTTAATGTCAGAGAAAGTGGATGTTAGAGGAGAAAATGCTCATCCAATCTATAAGCTTTTGACAGAAGCAGTTGATAGAGAGGTCCCGTGGAACTTTGATAAATTTGTAATTGGCAGGCTTGGAAGGATAACGGGCTTATCACCAGATGAAACATCTGATACTTTCGAGCCATTTATTAAGTCTTTGCTTGGTGTTGCCGTCTAATGTCACAGCCTAATGTTTTAGAAAACTTTATTTCACCTCAGACAGCTAAGTATTTAAACTCATACTTAAAGTCTAGATCAGAGATGAATCCAAGAGGGCTATTAAACGTTTACCTAAAGCCAATAAGGCTTAACGAAGAAGGCACGGAAGAAAGCTATGTTGTTCAAGATCTAATTAATAGAATAGAAAACTCTATATCAAATCAGTTTGGATTTAAAAACAATCAAATAGAGTTAGACAGAATGAACTATCAGATACTTCAAAAGGGGGAAAGCCTTGGTTGGCATACTGACGCATACGGAGGAGTTGAAGGATACACAAACACCTATTACTCAGCTTTACTTTACCTAACAGATGACTATGAGGGTGGCGAGATAGTGTTTTACAACGACAACTCTGGATCTAAAAAGGATAGCGTTTCTTATAAGCCAACAGCTGGTACATTAATTTATTTTAAAGGTGACGAAAACCACCCACACTCAGTAAATGAAGTACTTGATGGAGAAAGAAGTAATATAATATTGTTTTATAACCACATTGAGGAGGCGCAATGATTAAGTTTGATCCGATTGAAACTTTAGGGACACAGGGGCTATACATAAATAACTGCTTAGATGATCCAGAATCATTATTATTATTACTCAAAGATACCGAGTGGCAAGAAGACTTCCGTGCAAATGGAGAAAAGCTTGGCTATAGGTGCAGTATTGATCACAATGAAGAGGGGTACGATGTAATTCACTCTGCTATGATTAAAGCCGCAACAATGTTTTTAGACAGCACAGACAGATCAATAAATGATTACGAAATAATATACAATTATTATAGAATTTTTAAATGGGAAACACCAATGTATCCAATGGCTCCACACGCTGATGGTTGGGAAATTGATGGCGAGTTCATAGTCCCTGATATTACCTTAGTCATGTATTTTACTGGGGACTTTGAGGGTGGCAATCTAACCTTTGTTGATTTAAATAGAAAAATTAAGCCAGAAGCAGGGGATATAGTTGTATTTGATTCCGCTACATTACACGGAGTAGAGTCAGTATTAAGTGGTAGAAGAATAACTACACAGCTATTCTTACGTAAGAAGTAATATTGGGCCAGGCATGATAACCTTAGATGTTTTAAAAAAAACATTCCCTCAATGTCAAGAGATACATAAAAATATTTTCCTGATCACAGATTTTATATCTGAGGAGGACAGAATTCTCCTTATGTCAATGGCGCAAAATGCATCTGAGGATGACTGGCGCAAGGATTATATTGAAAGCTTAGACGATATCAAATATGATATCAACTATCCGTGGCACGATAAGGCTCTTAATATCGATTCTAGCCTAGGCACTTCATTAAGGGATGAGATTAAGTCTGCCATAGGGAAAGACTACCTAATACAAAGGTTTGGAACAATTCAGAGGCACTACCCTGGGTCTAGCTTGGCAGAACATTCAGATCGTGGATACAACAGAGAGCCAGAATATGCCATAGTATTGTATTTAAATGATGACTACCTAGGTGGTGAACTTTACTTTTCAAAGTTTAATCTAGAGTTTAAATTCCCAAAAGGATCAATTGTAGTATTTGCAACAGGCGATGATTATATGCATGGAGTCAAAGAAGTATTAGAAGGTCCTACAAGATATGTAATAACAAGTTTTATATTTAACAATATAGGTCCCAATTAGTGAAATCGGCGGCGGTAGAGACTTTTTAGTCAACTACGTTGACACATTTAATG